GCCAGTTAGATTGTGGATCCAACATCTGTGGATTACCATACAAAACAATCCAATAACGATAAGAATCACCATAATACTTATTAGCAATAATTTCTGGTGTATCACCTTCTTGTGTTGGGTATTCGTAAAACAATAAAGGATTTTTAGATAACTGAGGAATTAATGCAGTTCTAATTAATAAATTTCTCAATAGATGAATGTTACCAAATGGGTCTTTATTACGAATTAGAGGTAAAGAATTAAAGTATTTCATTATTCTACCACACTTTCGCCAGAACTTAAACTCTGCTCTACTGAAACAGAACTTGAATCAGAATTAAGAATAGAATTTAATTGTTGCTGCGTATTGTAATTTGCAGCAACTTGACTACCTTTAAATTGTTCTTTAGTAATCATTGTTGTCTCTTTGAATTGTAATGTCAAACGAGTTTGAACTGGATAACCATCTTTGTATGCAGAAAAACCATTAGGCGCATAATCAACAGTAACATCTTCTAACACACAATCATTAACTGTGAATAGTTTTGCTGCATTGGCATTACTAATAGAACCTGTATCGCCTTGAGTTAAGAAACCTAAACCAGAATTGTTGAGTGCGGAAGTAAGAACATTAGAAATTGTTCCTAAAATACCATTTTGGCCTAAGAATTTAAATTGTACAGAGAAGATTTGTGGTGGTGTCAAAAACTGACCAGAACCACCGCCTTGAGCACCTGCAATACCAGGTAATGAATAAAATGTTAATGTGTCACAAATATTTTGTACAGTCTTTGCTTCAGCAGAAGTTTTTGGTGTCATTAAGAATTCTAATTGGAATGTTCTTAGACCAACACCCTTATACAATAGTTGCATCTGTGGGTTGACAAACACACCTGCGCCTTGTGCAGCAAGAGAACCAATTTGACCTGTACCGCCTAATGCTGAAGATACTTTATTTGCACCATATGCAGCACCAGCAATACCATAAGGAGTAATTTTTCCACCTAATTCTTTTTTGGTTGCATCAGAATACAAATTACCAGCAAAACCAACGATGCCCAATTCTTCAGTAATACTAATGTCTGTATATGATGAATTGTAATTAACTGTTAAGTTTTCAGGCATGAACATAGAAACACTAGCCAAAGGATTACCTTTTTTCTGTGGCGCATAGTTTCCTGCTTGTGTTGCCAATCCAAGAGCAGTACCAATTGTAGTAGCAACAGAACCAAGATTCTCAAGACTGAAGTTGTCAGTTAAACTTGAAACGGCACTTGCTGAACTGGTTATTGCACTACCTAAACTGGTTGTATAGTCATATGCTTGGATAAGTACTGCATGACCCATAGAAGGGTTAGACGCCAAATCCGATGGAAATATCAAATTTTGGACTTGGTTTGTATTGGTAAATAAACTAGTTAATGGACCACCGAGTAGTGAACTAGTGCTGATACCACCAATATTAGAAGGTAATATTTGTAAACCCATGGTACTCTCTTTTATGTGAATATATATTATTTATGGCATATTCCGGACTATTTAAACCTCGTTACCCACAAAAATACATTGGTGACCCAAACAATATTGTTTATCGTTCCTCGTGGGAATGTAAAGTTATGTCTTGGTTAGACAATAATCCAGACATTTTATCATGGGCTAGTGAAGAATTGATTATACCTTATAAATCACCTGTTGATGGTAGAATGCATCGTTATTTTCCTGATTTTCTTGTTAAATCGAGAACCAGAGACGGAAAACTCAAAACTTTACTGCTTGAAGTCAAACCTAAAAAACAAACTCAGCAACCAGAACAACGTAAAAGAATCACCAAACAGTATATCAATGAAGTCACAACATGGGGCGTGAATCAGGCCAAGTGGAAAGCCGCTGAAGAATACTGCCTTGACCGTGGTTGGGAGTTTAAATTGATAACAGAGGATCACCTAGGCCTCAACTAAATATATCATGGCATCTAAACTTACACAAATTACTCAGCAAAAATCTGCTTCTGACCTCCAAGCTATGTCGAGAGAATCGCATAGATGGTTATTGACAAAGATTAATGAATTAAGAAACGTATCACAAATACCTCGTGGCATTGCTGCTGAAGATTTCAGGAAAGAAAAACTCTTTCAATTAGGTAAATTATACCATTTTTACTATGATCCAAAAGGTAAAGATGATTTGCCATATTATGATAGATTTCCTTTGGTATTGGCATTAGAGAAATATCCAGATGGCTTTCTTGGCTTAAACCTACATTATTTACCAGTAAAATACCGAGTGGCATTTCTGGACAAACTCTTGGATTACGCAGTCCTAGACGCAGATAATGATCCGAGAAGGATCAGAGTCACTTACGATATTTTGCAGGCGTCCAAGCGCTTTAAAGAGTTCAGACCATGTATCAAAAGATATTTACATAGTCACATTAAGTCAAAAATACTTACCATTCAGCCAAGAGAGTGGGAAGTGGCAGTATTCTTGCCTACCCATTTATTTAAAGGTGCCAAACCGGCAGATGTTTGGAAAGAATCGGTAGACGAAATTAAACACGGTTAAGGATTAAAATGGCAGGTACCATAAACGATTTCAGAAGTAGTTTTAAGATTGATGTTGCTAGACCATCTAGGTTTGATGTGTCTATTCCTGTTCCTCTTGCTTTGGCAGGACAAATCACTACGGCTCGTAATTTAACATTCCGTTGTGAATCTACTGCTTTGCCAGGTAGAACACTTGAAACAACTGTTAAGAAATTAGGTTCTGCACCAGTTGAATATTTTCCGTATCATTCAAACTACCAACAAGCAACAATGACTTTTATTGTTTCTGATGATATGAGTGAGAAGGTGTTCTTTGATTCGTGGATGGAATTAATTAATCCAACCACAACTTATAACTTTGAGTACAAAGCAAATTATACAACAGATATTACAATTACTCAATACAATTTAGAAAATCAGCCAACATATTCTAGTATTTTACAAGAGGCATTTCCAATTGATGTAAACCAGTTAGACATGGATTGGTCAACCGATTCATACCATAAACTAGCTGTTGTATTTGTTTATAAACAATGGCAGAATAATTCTGTTGCTGGTTTAGTAAATAACCTGAAAACTGATTTAATAACAGGAATAATTAGTTCATTCTGATTTGATATAGGAGATATAAAATGGCTTTGCCAAAAATTGATGTGCCGGTATACGAGATTGATTTACCACTTTCTAACAAACATATTCGTTTTAGACCATTCTTAGTTAAAGAACAGAAGAATCTAATGATGGCTATGGAAGCAGGCGATAAAGAGACCATTGAGAGAAATGTTCGCCAAGTACTAAACAACTGTACCGTTACAGAAGGTATCAACATTGATACATTACCTGTGATTGATGTTGAATACTATTTCTTACAGTTACGTGCTCGTTCAGTCGGTGAGATTGTAGAGAATGAATATATCTGTAACAATGAAGTTAATGGTGCCGTTTGTGGTGGTAAAATGAAAGGTACATTAAACCTTTTAGAGATTAAAGTAGATGTCGACCCAAACAAAAAAGATATTATCAACTTAGATGGTAGAATTACCATGAAGTTAAAGTATCCAGAATTTTCTTTGGTTGAGAAACTAAGCAAAAAAGAATCTGCTGTTGATATTATCTTTGAAGTTATTGCTGAGAGTGTTGAATACATTCACGATGGTGAACAATACTATTATGCACACGAAACATCAAAGGCAGAACTGTTACAGTTTATTGAATCATTAAACCAAGAACAGTTTACCAAGTTGGAAGAATTCTTCAATACTCTGCCAACAATGAATAGAAAATTAGAAATTAAATGCGGTAAATGTGGATTCGACCATTCAATCGAAATGGAAGGTCTCGAAAGTTTTTTCGGGTAATATTTTGTCATGACAATTTGAGAAATTATTATAAAACTAATTTCTCCTTGATGCAACACCATAAGTATTCTCTCACGGAACTTGAAAATATGTTACCGTGGGAACGAGATATCTATGTCGCCATGCTAGTGCAGTATATTGAAGAAGAAAATGAAAAGATTAAACAACAAAACGCTTCAATGAAAAGGTAGTAAATGGCAAGACCGGATACCGAGTATCAAATAACACCTAAAGGCGAAGAACTAGCCGGTCGCCTTGCTGAAACTCGTGGTATCAAAAACATGATGGGCAATCCAATCATGTCTGGTGTCAAATCCAATCCAAAAAGAGTTCAATCTCAATCACCAGAAACACCAAATACAAAAGAAAAAAGAATTAAAAATATTCCTAATAAGGAACCTAATTTTTCTAATGTTGCACCTGGTAATCCAAGACCATTAAAAGTAAATGATTCTTCAGCCGATATTCTCGGTAAAATGTACAACTTTATGATGAAGAAGGCGGACATAGAGAAGAAAGAATTTAAACAAGAAAGAAAATTCAAAAAAGAACAGGTTCAAGTCAAAGAAGATAGAACACAGGAACTTATTGGTTTGTTCAAGGTCAAAAAGGCCAGAAAAGTAAAAGAAGAAAAAAACAAAAAAGAGATTCCTAAAAAAGAAGGTAAAGCACCTTCAAAACGTGCACCTAAAAAGACTACTGCTGAACCTGTACCAAAACCATCTGCCCCTTCACCTACATCAAAAGCATTACCAAGAGCAATAACACCAAAGGGTGTTGCTGTGGCGGCCGCAGGTGTTGCCTTGGCAGGTGGTGCAACAGAATTAATTGCTAAAGAAGAAGGTGTTGTAACAAAAGGTTATTGGGATCCGCCAGGTCAAAAAGAAAAAGTTTCTATTGGTTATGGTCATCAAATACAAGCAGAAGAATACAAACAAGGTTTTATTCAAGTGGGTAATGACCAGATTCCAATCAAAGGTGAAAGAGGTATTGATACTGTAATGACCAAAGACCAAGCAAAGAAGTTGCTTGATACTGATTTACCAAAATATGAAAAACGAGCAAAAGAACCTTTAGGTGATGCTTGGAATAAATTAAATCAAAACCAAAAGGATGTATTAACCTCTTATGCTTACAATACTGGCAGCACTCAAAGTTTGGTGAGAGCAGGACTTAAAGATGCCATCAATAGAGGTGACATGAAAGAGGCAGCCAATATCATCCGCACAAAAGGTGTTAGAACTGCTGGTGGAAAATTCAATGCTACATTAGATAAAAGACGTAAGAGTGAAGCAGACATATTTGAATCTAATGCAAAAAGTCAAGTGGTACCGGTTGAAACAAAGCCAATGGATATACCTGAACCAGTTAAACCCGTGACAAATGGTTCTACCGGTTCAAATCCGGTATCCATTCTAAATAACCAAACCAATATTATTAATGGTGGTACGACTTTCGCTTCAAATGAAGATAGAAAAGAATATGCATCATTATTAGAAAAACAATTTTACGGTTAAAAATGGACTACCAAAAAGCACGTTCAATTAGAAAAAGTTCTCTATTGTCATTAATAGCAGAAAGAAAATTTGAAGAAGGCCAAGGCATTGGTGCTTCTATTGGTGGTGCCATCTCTGATAAATTCAAAGCAAAAGGTGTAGGATTTAAAGAAGCATTAGACCCATTAAACTTTGTAAGAAAACTTACAGGTAAAGGTGCATTTGGTGATATTGCTGTAACCGGTTTAGGTCGTTTGTTTGGTAGAAAAGACCGAGACATTGAGGCATTTGGTGGTTACGGCCGAAAAAAGATGAGAAACAAGAGGGATCCCAATTTCACAACAATTGGTCCTGGTCCTGTAAGACGATTAAGAGTAAAAGATTCAACAGCAGACATTCTTGCCAAGATGTATAACTTCATGTTGAAAAAGAGTGAAATTGATATCAGAAATGCTGAAATAGAAAAATCATTTAGACAAGAACAACTTGATGAGGATGAACGCCGTCACCAAGATTTGGTTAAAGCAATTAAAGCATTTACTTCTGGTTCAGTAACAGGAGAACCAGAGAAAAAGGAATCTTTTTTTGATAAGATTCTGAAAATGTTTGCCGATTTTAAAAATACAATAATGGATCTTATTGCACCTGTCTTAGATTTTTTGAAATCTGCTGGATTTAGTATTCTAAAAAATGCTTTGCGTGCTGGTGGTTGGTTACTTGAATTTTTAGGTGCCTCTAGTCTAGCAACTGCTGCGGCTATACTGGCGCCAGCAATTATTGCTGCCATCGGTTCTTTCAAGTTAATGGAACAATCAACTAATGCCGCAAATGAAGGCAATATTGAAAAACTAAAACAATCTGTACGAGCAGAATTATCTACCGCAGGTAATGGCCAAGTTGATGAGGATCAGGTCAACACAATGGTTGAAAGTTATCTGAAGATTCAGGCAGATAAAGGAATACCTGGTGCACAAAAAGCATATGAAGATTTTAAGAAGGATAAGAATTCAGTAGGCACAGGAGACAATTCTTTTGATGGTCTCAAAATGCAGTACCTCAAAGAAAAATATGGTGTTACTGTTGGTGTCAAGGCAACTCCACAACAAATGGAAGAAGCCAAGAAGTATGCGAAAGAAAATGCAGGTAAGCCTGCCGCTGAAATTAAACCTGTTAGTCCGTCATCTGAAACAAAACCAGCACCAACGGCTCCCGCAGCAGTTAAGTCTGAAGCTAAAACAGAAACACCGATGCCTGCTCAGGCTAAAACGGGAACACCACCTGCATTACCACCAACTCAACCTGTTGTACAAGATATACCAAGACAAGAACCAACTACCACAACTGCACAACAAAATTCTCCACAAGTTGCCGTGAATAGTTCTGTTAATAACATTGGTGGTAAACCTGCTAAACTCCAAAACACCGCATTGGCTAAACAACGTAATTC